CCAACGTCGATCCGGCAATGCCGGGTCCGCGCGTCAAGACCTTGATCTCGTCCGACGCCGAAGGTCAGTCGCTGACCGACGGTCTGGGCATGCGCAAGGGCATCCACGACGTCACGCCGGAAGACATCGGCGCGGACAACGAGGGTGGTGGGCAGATTCACATGCAGCACCCGAAGACGTCCGCGCCTCGCGGCACGCGCTTCGGCTGATCGAGCAACGCCACGTCGGGGTGGTGGGCCGGGTCGTTTCCGTCAGGTGCGACCCGGTTTTTACTTTGGAGAATCGACATGAGCAAGACCACGTTGACGCTCGGTTACGCGATCGGTGAGGTTCAGGAAGAGCAGAACTATCCAGGCCGCGACTACACGCTCGATACGAACGAGAAGCTCGCTGGCGACAACGCAACACCCATGCCCGCAGGCGACGTCGCATGCGTCGGCTTCAAACTCCCTCGCGAGCTCCGCAAGCCGACCATAGCCGACGGCGTTGCATTCCGTCAGTGCATGGCCGACCAGGGCGACGACGAGGATCGTCTGTCACTCTCTCGGAGGTAGGTCATGGAAACTGCAAAACACTCACCCGGAGCTCACCGCTTCAAATGGCACTGGGACGGCAAGTACTACACCCCGCAAGGCGTCGAGGTGCCGGAAGAAGTCTGGCGCGAAGACGAGTTGCTCATCCAGTCTGGACAGGCGCTCGCGCCGGATGATCAGGTGCTGGACATGAAGGTGACGCTGCCGCAGGAAGCACTGCCGCATCCGTTCGTGCTGTCGCCGATACTGCCCGAGGCTGACAACTCGCTTCCTCCTGTTGAGGCAAACGTCCCAGACCAGGGACTACCGGACGAAGAAGAAGAGGAAGTCGAGGAAGAGGTCGAGGAAGACACGCCCGAGGGCAAGAAGGTCGTCAAGAAAACCGTCAAGCGGAAGAAGGCAGCAAAGCGCAAGTAATCGAGGACCGCCGCCATGATCACCTATCTCGACCTCTGCAACCAGTTCATCGTCGAGTTGGGGATCAACGGCGGTCAGTTGCTGACGAACATCGTCCCCGGAGGGACGAGCAGTTCGGAATCGGCCCGCGTCTGCGCGATGGTTGCGGACGCGGACTACGAGATCCAGAACCTGCACCACAACTGGAAATTTCTCTGGCGTCACTTCAACGCGCAACTCGCACCGGGGTTCGACATCCTGCCGACGCCGATGTACCGCGGCCTGAGCGGCGTGGTCCCTCCCGGTCAGACCGGCCAGCAGAACCTGTTCCAGTTTCGCAAGATGGATCGCGAGTCGCTGGTTTTCAACTACGACAAGCCTGGCCTGATCAACCGCCCGAAGTATCAACCGTGGCGGCTGTTTGAGTCGCAGTGGCAAGGCCCGCCGAAGTCGATCAGCAACTCGCCGCCGTTCTTCTCGCAGACGCCCGCGGGCAACATCATCGTCTCGACGGTGATGAAGGACCAGACGCTGTTCCGGTACGAATGCTGGGCGCGGCCACTTCGCATGATCGCTGCGGGCGATATGTCGCCCATCGTGCGCGGGATCGCGTGGAACGACACGTTCATGAACGTCGTGCCGCCGATCGTTCTGCAGCAACCATCGAGCGGGCTGACGTGGAACCAGTTGCGCCTTGGCATCGGCACCCCCACGGCACCGCTTCGCTACGAGTCGGCGCGCATCATCATCGTGCGCGCGAAGATCATCTGGGCCGAAGTCGAGGGCGCGACCGAAGTGATGCAGGCCGCGCTCGCGGAGTATCAGGATTTGCTCGAGGAAATGCGCGCCGATCAGCTTCCCGGCATGGAACATGATCGCGTGTCGGAGAACGACGTGCCGATGACGGTCGAGACCGAATGAGCAAGTCTCTCACCCAGTTCCGCGCCGATATCGGATTCCCGCAGCAGGACAACAACTCCTCTGAGAAATTCGCGCTCGGCGGCGGGCTGTCGATTGAAGAGGTCGCGGCGATTGGCGATCCGGCGAAACTGCTCTTCTGCAAGAACTACGAACCGAACTACGCGGGCGGCTACCGCAGCAAGATCGGCTGCGAGCCGCTCGACGGGCACCGCCAACCGAGTGCATTCCTCTACGTGCTGTATCCGATCACGCGCACGAACACCGCGAACAACCCGACGGTTATCGGCCAGCAGATCAACCAAAAAACCAATGGAGCGACTGCTGTAGGCCCGTATTTCCTTGGCTGGGAGACGATCGGCACGCAGGACTACATCGTGCTGACGAACGTGGTGAAGTCGCTGGTCTCGACGAGTTACGACAACCTCGCCTTCACCGATCAGTTTCCTGACGTCGTGAACTACCCGACAGGTACATCTTTATACAAGGGCGCTTTGTTCCCAGGCCCGGTGGCGAGTTTCGCAGTGACGAGCGGGCCAGCGACGTACCTGAAGGATTTGGGCAAGTCGCGCTACTACATCTCGCTGGCGCGCAAGGTCGCCCGCAGTTACATACTGCCGGTTGGCGACAGCACGTTCGCAGGGCCGTCGCGCGCGGTGTTTGATTGGAACGGCAGCATCTACGCGATCCGCGACAAGGTTGACGACACCGGGGCGTGCCTGTTCGTCACAGAGGGTGGCACCATACCGCAGAGTTGGGAGCAGTTGCCTCTTGGGGTTCGCGTTTATTTCTTGGCGCTGAACAGCACCGATTTGAAGCCGGGGGCGACGGTTGTCGATACGAATACCGGACTGATTTCGTGCGTCGTATATTCGGTCGTCATCATGGGTGCAACCGTTGGCGGTGGCGACGCGTTCGGGTACTTCTGCACCGACGCCGTTATCGGCGGGCCATTCCCCGGCGGGCAGGGGATGATGGTAAACAGTATCACTTGCATGGTGACGCCAGCCGGTGGCGGGCCAGGACTTGTGCAGGTCGACAACAAGCTTCCGGCGAACGGCACCTACCGAATGAAGCGCTGGAACTTCACCGGCATCGGCGGCAACGTGCGGATGTATGGCATCACCACGGTAGGGACCGCGTTTGAGCTTTCCAATCCCAGCGGCTACGGCAATCCGACCAACATCCGCTTCACGCCGATCCTCACCGGTCAGGGTCTGGACCAAGCTCACTTCAACTACGACCCGGTCGGCTACGGCACCGACACGCCAAACCGCATCGAGGTGTCGCACGATCACCTATGGCTCGCGTACCCTGGCGGCAACCTTCTGCACTCTGGCTACCAGACGCCGACGAACTGGGTCGTTGGTGCCGATCAGCGGACATTGGGAGACGACGTCACCAACCTGATCGGCAACATCAACAACACAATGATCGTCACGACGCAGCACCGCTTGCGGATCATGTACGGCGACGTGAACGAAAACTTCCAAATGCGCGACCTCAACACCGAGGCTGGCGCGTATCCGAATACCGCGCAGCCGATCGGCGGCGTCTGCTTCCTGACCGACGAGGGCGTGAACTTTTACGACCAGAGCGCGAACTTCGGCAACTACAACGGCAACAGCCTGTCGCAAGCAATCAACTCGCTGCTCAAGGCGTACATGTCGACCGGCTTCGGTGCGGTCGAGGCAACGATCCAGCGCGACCACAGTTTTTATCGCCTGTACTTCGACAAGGGCGTGTGCTTCACGTTCTGCATCGTCGGCAAAGATCTCAAGGGATTGGGCAAGTGCGAATACGACCTTGGCTCGACGCTGTCGATACAGTCCAGCGGCGGCACCGTCAACGTGGGCGATACGCTCAAGAACTGGGACGGCAGCGAGAGTTGCAAACTTGTGCGCGGGCAACCCATAGCGGCGGGCGATCCAGATTCCATCAACACCGTGGTGATCACCGACGTCCAGATCGATCCCGATAAATGGGCGAAGCCGAATGATCTGGGTGGATCCTACGTGTACGTCAACGGCACGTTGCTCGGAATCGTCATTAGGGCCGAGGTGAACACACCAAGAAACTTCTGGTCGGCATCGTCGACGATTGCGCCAGGCAACCACGACACGCCGCCGCCAGAGCGCATCTTCTTCTGCTGCGCCGACGGCTACGTGTACGAGGACGACACGGGCGGCGCGTTCGGCATCGTCGGCAATCCGGTCGATTTCGAGGCGCAGACGCAGTTTTACTACGGCACGCAAGCGGTCAACAACGAGAAGTGCTACCGGCGCATGCATATCGACGTGATCGGGGCCGATGCATTCTCCAACCTGTCTCTGGGTGCGGAGTACGACGACGGGCCAGGCTATCGCAACACCGAGGTGATGGAGAACGTGACCGACCTGCTGTCGACGTCTGGATTCGACCAGAACTCTGTGTACGGTGTCGGCTTCTACGGCGGGGCTGGCAAGAACGTGCTGAAGAAGACGCTGCACGGCTCCGGCGTCGGCATCTCGATCCGGTTCAAGGGATCGTCCGACATCGCCTTCTCGCACACGGCGCAGGCCGTACAACTGTCGCTTGCGCTGCGTACCCGTCGCACCTGGAGATAGCCGTGACCGTCGAACTGTTCAGCCCGCAACTCGTCCAGCCCTACGCGCCGGTCAAGAACAGCGACGTCAACGCGAACC